AAGTGCTGGCAGATCTATCAAAAAATCATCCCCCTTAGGTAGAAAATAGATAAAGTCTACTTAAGGGGGACTTTTGATACAAAAGTATACAAAAGAGAGCATTATTTGTTTTCGGAATTACATTCCGGCAAACCGGTAATACTGGTTAGCAGTGATAATATTCCGGCCAGCATGGATGTGGAAATTACTAATTTCGTGTCTATCTGCCCAAGTACAGTTACGGTTCCAATTGTTGCTATGGCGGTCTGTGCGACAGTCTTTATTGCCCTAATACCGGCACATTTAGCCCATTTTTTCCAATCTTTTGCTTTCATGTTACCATCCTTTCTTTTCAGGGGTGATTAAGCCGTTTATCATTAGAGCGATTCGATTATTATCCATACAGTTCAGCAATTCGTGATACGCCTACGTAAATTTCGGAAATTTTATACCATGTAGTATAATCGACTGTTCCGGTCTGTGGCAGTCCGAATACTTTCTGGAATGTACGGACTGATTCTGCAGTTGCAGGTCCGTAAATCCCGTCAGCAGTAATTTTCGGAATAGCAGGATAAGCACCTGCTATGACATTTAATTGTTCCTGCATCTGCAAAACTTTATTGCCGGAAGAACCAATTTCCAGAGTATAGCCAGGCCAGGAGGATGGGATGCCGGAGATGGCTTCGGCGGTGTTAATGTACATGTCGTCACCGTAGTAGTAACGGAGAATTTCGATAGGGGAATAGCCCTGGTCGCCTAAGGATTTGGATCCCCATTGGGTCAACCAAATTGTCACAACCTATAAAGCACCCGCAAACCCTTGATTTTACTGGGTTTGCGGGCATTTTACCTGTATAAGAAAAAGTAGATTTTAAGAGAATTGTTCTTGCGATCGTAGATAATTTTGTCAATGATCTGCTTCAGGGCTTCGTTTTTTTGAATGTATGTATAGTTGTTGGAAATGAGAATATCATACACACTCCGGACCTTCTGCAGCATGGCATCCGCTGGATCCCGGTCAGATTTATGCGCTGCCTTTTTCAATTCCTGTAATTGTTGTTCTAAGGATTCACGTTCTTTCTGAATGATAGCTTTATTCGCTTTATATTCTTCCAGTGTATCAATCCCTTCCCGGTAGGAGGCTTTTATTCGTTCCTCTTTTCCGGTTAAGCTTTCCAATTGTTCTGTTATAGCCTTGCGCTCATCAAACTGCTCTGTGGGTTGATATTCACGCAATTCATAGACAATATCTTTGGTATCCAATATTTCTTTGATACTGGCCAGAACTTCCTTCTCAAGGACCAGTGAGCTGATGCCGTTCGGCTTTTTACATTTACCTTTACTGTATCCGTAGCAGGAGAAGTAAGAATATTTTTCCCCATTGACTCGTTTCATAGTGGTTGAGGTTAGGGTGCGTCCGCAATCCGGGCATTTCAGCAGTCCAGAGAGCCAGTGCTTATAAGTGGAAGAGGGGCGCTTGCCGACCGGCTTGTAGGTGGCTTTAAATCGCTCCTGTGCTAATTCAAACAATTCCTTTGATATAATAGCCGGCTGTTGCCCTTCTGTAACAATCCATTCATCCTTATCCTTGATGCGATTTGTGCTGTTCTCTGTCCGGTTCCACCGGATCATGCCACAATAGGAAGGATTCTGGATGATGTATTCGACAGATCTTCGTTCAAATGGCTTTCCATGTGAAGTCTTGAGTCCTAAAGAATTTAGGTATCTGGCGATATCAAAGAAGCTCATGCCTTCATTTGTGTATTTTTCGAATATAGTCCGAACAATCTTTGCTTCTTCCGGAACAATCACCGGCGGCTTACCATGCTCCACAACTTTGTAGCCGAGTGGCGGACGTGCCTGGTATGCTCCGCGGAGTGCATTTTCTTTCATACCTCGATACACTTCGCCGGATAATCGGATAGAGTAGTATTCGTCCATCCATTCGATGATACGCTCGATCAGGCTGCCAAAAGGATTGTCGGAGAGTGGCTCGGACACACTCACGACATCTACATTGTGTTGTTTCTTTAGCAGAGATTTGTATACTATACTTTCTTCCTGATTCCGGGCGAACCTGGAAAACTTCCATACCAGGATCTGATCAACCGGATGATCATCACCTTTGGCCAGTCCGATCATCTCCTGGAAGCCGGGACGCTTATTGGCTTTTCTTCCGGAGATACCTAGGTCCGTGAATATCTTCAGGATTACAATATTGTTCTTGGCTGCATAGTCCCGGAGGAGGTGCTCCTGGGAGTCCGGGGAGATCTCTTCCTGATCATGAGTGGATACCCGGATGTAGCCGTATGCATATTTTACGCTCATTGTATCACCTTCCTGTAATTATATGTGCGACGTCGCACAAAAATGGGTACAAAAATAACACCTATGCAGGTGCCAGGGAAATGTGATATAATACTCTTGTTCACGGAATGTTATATCGTGCCTTGGCACTGTATAGTATTCAATAGATCCGCCTCTGTTGTCAGCAGGGGCGTTTCTTTTTTATTTCAGCAGATCTGCAATGCAAATCTTAAGATCACCATAAATCGTAACAGTAACTTCATCGTCGAAGGAATATTGAGTAGAATCCTCTGTTCCTTCGAAAGAGTACACCTGTATGGTCTGTTTCAGCGGATTTACGATCCAGTATTCACGAACACCGGCAGTGCGGTATTTAAACAGCTTTGTCAGATAATCCATGCGCTGGCTGCTTGGTGAGACAATCTCGATGATAAAATCGGGAGCACCGTTGCATCCTTTGTCATTGATCTTTGATAGATCACAAATTACAGAGATGTCAGGCTCCACATAATTGTAATCATCCTGATTCAGGAAAACTGCAAATGGAGCAGGTAAAACCTCGCAAGGACCGCCCTTTGATTTGATGTAATCCCTTAATGTGGCAGAAAGCTCCATTACAAGTCGTTGGTGCTGGTAGCTTGGCGGTGCCATATCATAGATCTGTCCGTCAATGAGTTCTGCACGTTTTCCTTCCGGAAGAGCATAGATATCTTCGATGGTATAATGGTCATCTTTTAATAATGGCATGTGATCACGTCCTTTCGTAGAGTATAGTTATTTTTGATGATTTTTCTTATTGTTGTATACAGAAATATCGGATATAATACAGAAAAGGAGGTAGTGCTATGAAAAAACAATTTCTTAAAATTATAGATTTTTTGATCTTTATTTTTTCTTTTTTACTTCTTTTAAGTACTTACTTTAAATTACTATCGATTACTTTTTCTAATAATGAAGATAATTTTATTGTGTTGCTTTGGATAGTGGGCATTTGTCTTGCAAGTAAATTTACTCGTCCTCTATATCAGGAGATTCTTGCACTTCGGTTGCCAGTGGAACGTTGGCTGCAGATGCATCATCTAAAATGATTGGTTCAACTTCCAGAGTAGTACAACCAGTAAGTAACGCATCAACAGGATTTTTTAAAGATTCTGGATTTATTCCGGAATCTTTAATTTTTTGCAAAAGATCAGCTTTCTTTTCAAGCACCTCTAATTCAGCTTTTTCAGCTTCTGCATGTTTGATACGGTAATCATCTTTAGCCGAAAAAATGCTTTTTACAATATCAATTGCTCCAGGTACTTTAAATGAGAGAGCGCTGCCGCCGCCTAAGAATACAAGTATAGCAAAAATGAATTGCCAGTTATCTACTAAAAGATTTTTTACATTAACAAGAGAGAATACAATATCTCCAGGAGAATTTAAAGATACTTGAGTCGATATGCATTCCTCTGAAGCAATAGAAGTCAATAATTCGGTAGTTCCGTATAGAACGTTATTGATTGAGCGTGGACCGATAGGTGTTTGCTTTCGAACATTAAGAACGAAAGACATATCATTGCCAAACATATAATAATTATACAAAGCATTGAGTATTTGCTTTGAGTAAGAATCTAAATTTGAAATACCATGATAATTAGAGATTGCTCTACATAACGAATAGTTTAGTTCTTCATTTTTCACTGTTCGAAGCAGAGTCATGTGTCTGCGCTTCTTATAAGGGCAGGAAACATCGTTTATATCAACATCGTGATTATCAATACGATATATAACGTTCTGCTCAAGTTCTAGAGTTTTTGAATCATCTTCATAGTATTCACCAGCAAGTGCAAAAGTAATATAGCTACTTTTAGCACTTGGGATTACGAGAATATCATTAGTCTTGATTTCGTAAATAAAAGAATGGCATTTATTAATAACGGTTGAAGGGCGATGAATTTCTTTAAATGTCATTAGTATATCATCTTTTAATGAATCTTTATTTGATTCCGAAAAATCTGTTTCTTGCGAAATGTTATTCCAAGCCAAGGCAACAAAACGCTTTGAAAGAAATTCATTATAAAAATAGCCTTTTTTGGTGCGAATCATCCAAAAATGTGTGGTGGGTGGAATGATCGGAACGCTAAAATTTTCAATTGCGTCAAGCAACGCCAATTGATCTGTATAGGTCATACTTTATCTCTCCTTGCAACTTATTTATGATTTCCCTGGTGTTTGGTAGACACCGGGGAATTTTTATTCGTTATTTTTCTTGATTGTCTTTTCGCTTTTTGACAAGTGCTATTATTGCTAAAATTACGCAAATCAAACACCAACCAGCCCATACGTTTAAATCTGCATAGCTTCCGGCAAGGGCAAATCCAAGTAAAGCACCTATTCCGTATAATACAATAATAGCGATGTTTCCACCTTTACCTCCATTGCGTGTTGCAATAGAAACGATTCCTCCGGCAAGGAGTAGGATTGCTACGACAATTCCAGCGGATCCACCAGCTTCTCCATTTGCTTCAAGTGTGTTACTGATTCCAGCAGCACATGACTGGAAACTGACAAAAACAAATAAAATGATTGACAGTATTCCTGATACGAGTTTCCATGTTTTCATAAGTTTTCCTTCTTTCTTATATGATTTTTTCAGAATGTATTTATTCAATCAGATATCTCCGCCATATAAATACTTTCGTATCAAGAGGGCAGTGTATTTATGGTTAGAGATACTGGATGAATCAAATTAGTTATCTATAAGCTTTAATTCTTCGGCAGTAGGAGTACGGCCGGCCTTCTTTATCATTCTTTTTAAGCGTGATTTTTCATCTATGCCTACTTTGCAAGCAGCTTTGCAGACAAGAATGGATTTGTCAAAATTTCCTTGTCTTTCATAGAGTAAAGCCAGTTTTGTGAAGGCAGGAGAGCCAGTCATAAGATCTTGATTGTATTTTATGTCAATTGATTGAATTTCTTTATAATAAGAAATTGCTTTAATACAATTACGTTCTACGGTTTGTGCTAATTGACCAGTATAATTATTGGAATTGTATAAAGCAGACCACTGTTCCTTTATTATTTTAATTAATTCACCGTATTCGGAAAAAACAGGTCTAAGCTCAGAATCATATTTTGAAAATTTTTCAATTGGATCCGGTTTGAATTTCCAATGATTGCGCTTTTTTAATTCTTTCCATTCGGAATCAGTACCACCAACGTGAAGATATTCAAGCCAATTTTCGTATTCTGTTTTTGAAAAATCAGGTTTAAAGGTAAATACAGTTTCTGCAAATAATTTTGAAAAAAATCCCATAAAATCACCTCGATTCTATATTTTCTTAAATATCATCAAGTTAGGGATAAAATAAATTGTGTAATTGTCTACGATTTTATATTCCCCATACTTATCCCGATAGCAGTTAATGCAGTCTTCCAGATATTCTTCTGTAACATCCAGATACTCTGCAATTTCATATTTATCTTTACAACCGTGTTCGTAAGCTCTGATCAGACCAAATAATCCAATGCTGCGGTTGTATCCCCAGAGTCTTGCCTGCCGTTCCTGTTTTCGATTACCGGTATATTCCATGTCGATAATATTACCAACAGAAGTATAATGATGACCGAGTTCTTCTGCCAGAACGCAGGCTTTTTCCGTGGTTGTATCTATATTATCTTTGATAGCAATGGTACCATCACAATATAATCCCTTTATTTTTTTACTTTTAAAAGGATAATCAATAACATCTATACCGTCTTTGCAGGCTTCTTCCTGTAGCTTCTCATATGTATTCATACAAACACCTCCCGCTCGAGTATATCAGATAAGTTGTCCCATAAATTACTTAGCTCGTTTATTCTTTACGAATTCAGCAAACTGACGGATTTCATCTAATTCAGATTCTGTGTATTCATCGCCATCAAAGTGAGCTGCGAGGATAGTTGGCTCATCGTGTTCATCGTCTGCCAAATAATCAATGGTGCATCCAAGATAAGAGGAAAGCTTTTTTAACGTGGAAAGTTTTACATTATCAGTTCCTTTTGTGTAAAACCCCGCTATGGTTGTATATGGAATTCCCGATTCTTTGGATAAGACGGATTTATTTATTCCTTTTTCAGCCATTAAGGCATCTAATTTATCAGTAAATGACATATCGCGTACCTCCTGTTACTTCTAATTATACATATAAAATAGACTTTGTAAAGTAAAAAATTACCCCACAAAGTAAAGAAATACAATTTAGAGGTTGACAAATTACCCTACAACGTTTATATTATAATCACAAACTACCCCACAGGGTAATAATGAGAGGAGAGTGAAAATGTTTTCAAATTTAAATGCAGAAATGGGAAGAGCGAAATTGTCTATTAAAAGCTTATCTGAACTGACAGGAATAAATTATGAAACTTTGAAATTGAAGTTCAGAGGGGTAACAGAATTTAAGTTGTGTGAAATGGTAGAAATCAAGCGAAAAGCATTCCCAGACAAAACATTAGATTACTTATTTGCAACAGATGAAACAGGTTCAGAAGAAGGGAGGGAGTAGATGCTGATAGGAATTTTAGCTGCGCTATCGATGATAGCGATAGCAAAAGCAATTTATTGGAAATTATGTTTCCAGGGCGTACTTCTTTATATAGCTGAATGCGGAAATCCATTGCCTAACACTACTTTAATAAAGAAATACGCCGAGAGAGTAGCGTTGAAAGCTCTGCACATCAAGGAAGATTAAAATGTGATTTGATAACAAGGGATGCTGCCGACAAGGCAATCTGAGTTAAGTCTTTAAGTGATTGCACACCAAGCTCAGTGCCAATGTCTTTTACTTTATTATAAAAAGAATCGTTTCTGATATTGGCAAGGAACTCATGTCCTTTAGGGGATAAATCCGAAATGGTGTAGCACGTTCCAGTAATATTGCCAGATGCTTGGAAAAAGAATTCATTAAGTTGACATTGACGGATATGATACATTACTTCATCAAAAGAATAATTTGGAAGCAATTCAGGAACGGTCTCTTTGTCGAATCTCCAATGGTGGTTGATATCAGGAATTTCTTCCACAACAAGAAGTATATCTCGTATGCAATCAGGGTTTAGTTTCAATTTGTAATCATTCCTTTCATCGGTTGTTAGGAAGATTATATCAAACCAAAGAGTATAAAGGCAATAGAGAAAGAAGGTGTGAATATTATGAAGCGCTTATGCCCAGTATGTTTTACCGAGCTTCCGGAGAATGCAAATTACTGCCCAGTGTGTGGAAAGTGCATGAGAGAAGTAGTAGAGCAGACCTCCGAATATATAGGGAGTTCACCAGTAACAACAATAGTCGGAATAAATGATTGTGCGATTCATGTTAGAAATCGGAATGCAACAAGTACAAACCATTCCACATAACCTATAAAGAGGTGATGCAGTTTTGAAACATATTAACATCGTGATCATCGATGGAGTAGAGAGAGACATGGCTACATTATCTGCAGAGGAACGAGAAAAAATCGTGAATGAGTTGAATCGTGTAGCTGTTGGATATCTGGGATACCAGAAAGAGAAAACCGCTTAGGCGGTAGGGGAGGTGGACAAGCATGAAAAGAAGAGGACCAAGAACAAAATGGCAGAGAATCATCAGAGAAACGGTGTTAGAGATCCTGATCGGCGCCGCAATCGGACTTGCATTTGATGCAATGTTATTTATCTGGTTGCTTGTAAGGTGAAGGAGGTGAGGACGTTGCAAGGAGAAACCAAAGAAGAGCACCCGTATAAGCCGGCAAGCTTTGGGCGCTCAGAAAATTAGTCAACTATATTATATGAGAAGAAAGGAAATTAGTCAAATGGCAGAAGAAAAGAAATATGAAATTACAATATCAGATCTGAGTGCATATATAGGAGCAGCAGCATTCGAGATACTTCCGGAAAATGCAAAGGAAGAGGATGTTGATAAATATGCTATGGTTGCAGCTGGCATCACGGACCGAGTGGCCAAACATCTGGACGGTTCCAATCCTTTACCAGAGGATCATGTGGCTTTGGCAAAAGAGATGGGACAATTTATTAATGAACTTGGAGCGGTTTGCGAAAAGATTGTTCAAGCTGTAATGGAGGAGTAGAGATGGAAAGCATTCCAGGATACGACGATTGGAAGACAACTCCGCCAGATGATCCAGAACCGGCCTCGGTTTGTGATTGCTGTGGGTGTGAGGTGTATGAAGGAGATTATATCTATACGATAGATGGAGAACGTTTATGCGAGGATTGTCTCAATGCTAATTACAGGAGGGTTGTGTAATGGCAGAAATATGGATGGTGTTCGGAGCGGAAGAATACAAATATGGAACATATCGTTTTGTTACACGTGCAGAAAAAAACAGAGTAAACGATCTCGCAATGCAGATCCGCAAAGAACGCGGGTGTGAGACTTATGTGAAAGAGATAGGTGAGTATTAATGTATTACAAGGAATGTCCGTTCTGTGGTTGTAATTTGGATCCGGAAGAGAAATGTGATTGCCAGGACAAGAAGAAAAAGAGAGAAGAGCTTATCAGATCGTTTCTGATTAGACAGTCAGACGGGCAACTTGTGTTGAAGGAGGCGGTATAGATGACATATGAATCGTTAATGATTGCAAATCAAACAATCACAAAAATAGAAGTTAAAGGAAAAGAATATGCGGAAGTAAATCAAAGAATTCGTGTATTTCGAATGTTATATCCGAACGGAAGTATCGAGACAAATATTGAAAGCTTAGAGAAAGGCATCTGTGTGATGTCTGCAGTTGTGAAAGATGATTTTGGTTCAGTGCTAGGAGTGGGACATGCCTATGAAAAAGAGGATTCCTCATTCATAAACAAGACTTCTTACATTGAAAATTGCGAGACATCAGCTGTAGGAAGAGCGCTTGGAATGTGCGGAATTGGAATTGATACAAGTGTTGCCAGTGCAGATGAGGTTTTGAATGCTATTAAACAACAAGAGGGAATGAGTTTAATTTCGGACGCACAGTATAACACATTAATGAAATGCATTCCAAATCACAATCAGACTGTTGAAAATGTATGCAACTTTTTTAAAGTGAAGGATTTAAGAGAACTTACAGTAAAGCATTTTATGATTCTCATGAATAAAATGGGTGAACAGTAATGGATTTCACAGGAATATTTCAAGGGTTGTCCATGAATTATGCTACTGGCAAACAGACAGCGTCCTTTGAACTGAATGAAGACGCAAGAGAAGCATTCCAAGATCTAAAGGGTTGCGAAAAATTGACCATTCAGATAAAGAAATATCGAAAGAAGAGAAGCTTGGATGCTAATGCATATTACTGGGTGCTCGTATCGAAGTTGGGAAAGGTCCTTGATATGGCAAATCCAGAGGTGCATAACATAGCGCTAATCAGATATGGACAACCTTGGATCATTGATGGAAAGTCAGTGTTTACAACGATTCCTGATACGGAAGATGCAGAAAATCAGGTTAGATATGCCGTGAATTATCATTTACAGCCGACATCGCAAGTGCGAGAGGGCAATGACAATGTGATGTATCGAACGTACAGATTACTTCGTGGCAGCCATACGTACAATACAGAGGAAATGGCAAGGCTGATAGGCGGAATGATTACCATGTGTAAGGAAGCGGGTATTCCGGATAGAGAAATCGCCACACCAGAAGAAAAGAGACTCCTGAAAGAAAGGTATGGTGTGGATGTCTAAGAAATTGTGGAGCGTGTTCACAGATGATATGGATCATTGTTATTTTACCGGCACGCCATATTGTCATCGACATCATATATTTTACGGCCCGTATAGATCAATGTCTGAGAAATACGGGTTCGTAATACCAATAGCTTACTACTTACATGAGAATTATCCGGACAGTGTTCATCAGAACCCGAATAAGGGCATTGATCTGGAATTGAAGCAAATGGCTCAAAAGTATTTCGAGGAACATTATGGGACAAGGGAAGAGTTTAGAGAGATCTTCGGGAAAAGCAGATTGTAACTTATTAACATAGATTCCCTGGCATTGTAACCAAGAAATGTAACGCATAAGCACTCACCCAGCGTTATTTATTGCACAAGATGTTGTATCACGGCCAGAGAGCCAGGCTCTGGCGGAAAGGAGCAGCATGGAAGGACAGATAGAATTAGAGGATTATCTCCGGTCATTGAACTGTGAGGGATTTGACATTTGTGATTATATTCCGGAAGGACGGGCTAATGCAGTCACAAGATATGAGCTGTGTATGAAGACTGGATTCAGGGACCGTCAGGTAAGAGATTTGATTCATTATGCAAGGCGTGACGGATCTATCTTGAATCTATCGGATGGAAAGGGATATTTCAGACCTGATCTGGATGATCCGGTGGAAAGAGGAATGCTTGCAGCATATGTCAGGCAGGAAGAAAGCAGAAGAGATTCCATAGATTGGTCTCTGAATGGAGCTATAAAAGATTGTAAAGAAAACGGCATTGATTGGAGGACATAATAAATGAATTCAAACCAGAAGGGAAAGAAAGGTGAGCGTGAGCTTGCTGCAATACTCAAAAGCTATGGATATGAGGACAGCCGGAGAGGTCAACAGTATTGCGGATCTAATGGTGACGCAGATGTAGTTGGTCTTCCGGGAATTCATATTGAATGCAAGAGAGTAGAAAAGCTGAATATCTATGATGCCGTGGAACAGTCAAAGAATGATGCAAGAACCGGTGAAATGCCGGTTGTTATGCATCGGAAGAATAGAAAAGAGTGGCTGGTTACTATGCCACTGGATGATTGGATGGAGCTGTATGAACGGTAATTATATTAAAGTCAGTCGGTCATTGCTGGACTGGTGCTGGTATCACGATGTTAATACCTGCCGGTTGTTTATACATATGTTACTCCGGGTGAACTGGAAAAAAGGTTACTTTGGAGAGGAAGTAATTGAAAGAGGAAGCTTTGTTTCTTCGATATCTAAGTTATCTGCAGAGACTGGATTGAGTGAAAGAGAGGTTCGCACAGCACTGGAACACCTTAAGAAGACAGGCGAAGTGACATGCAACCGACACGCAAAATATAGCGTATATACAGTGGTTAATTACTGTAAGTACCAATCGAGTGACAGGCAAAATGACACAGAGAACGACATGAAAAGCGACACACGAAGCGACACGTCTGTTGACAATCTATCGACAGGCAATCGACAGGCAATAGAAGAAAAGAAAGAAGGAAAGAATAAAAGAATTAATAATACAGGGCGGTTTGAACCGCCGGATGTGGAAATGGTCCGAGCGTATTGCCAGGAACGTGGGAACAAAGTAGATCCGCAAGCCTTTGTTGATTTTTATGAATCCAAAGGCTGGATGGTAGGGAAAAACAAAATGAAGAACTGGAAAGCAGCAGTGCGTACCTGGGAGAAAGAAGACCAGAGGAGAAGCCAGACAAGGAAGGAAGAGACCGCCAAACGTGGCAGCACTGGATTTAATAATTTCACTGGCCGTGATTATGACATGGACCAGATGGAAAGAGCGCTTTTAGGAATTCAGGGAGGTGGGAATCATGCGGATTAAGCAGATCAATCCAAGAGGATGGTATGACATTCCGGGATATGACGGGAAGTACCAGATCAACTATTTCGGCAATGTTCGTAGGGCACTGAAACGTGGGTACAAAGCGCTGCACCCATATATCAAGACTGCTGCACAATAAGCAGGAAGGTGAAAGATTATGTTAAGAGAAGCATTAGAGTACATTGTAGGACTTGGAGAGTCAAAACAACATGAGATTAATGGAAGTATATATTCAGACAAAGAATTATACAGGGTGGATACATATTTTCCAAAAGCTATAGCTATTGAACTGAATACACTGACAGGATTAGTCGATTACATCAAAAGCAGTATTGATGAAATGCCAGGAAAAATGATTGTAGATGTAAAGGATCCTGAAACAGTAAGATTGTATTCGCAGCTTGATCCTAACCGTGATCGTGAAACGTTGGTTATCGTGAGAGCGAGAGTTCCTGAATTTTATTTTAACCGTTTTATTAATCAGGAAGAGTTTTGCATCAATATGCAGTCTAAGTTTATCGATGATACGGCGACTGATAGAGCGTTACTGTTAAAGTTTGCTGGAACCGTAGAGTCTGGAACATTGGCTGAGTATGGCGATGATGGTGTGACACAGAAAGCAACAGTTAAAACGGGTATTGCATCCAAGGGGGATGCAATTGTTCCAAATCCGGTAAAACTAAAACCGTATAGAACGTTCCTTGAAGTAGATCAGCCGGCATCAGAATTCGTTTTCAGAATGAAACAGGACAAGTATGATGGTGTTTTATGTGCCCTTTTCGAAGCTGATGGAGGAGCATGGAAGATGGAAGCAACAGAGCGCATTAAGAAATATTTGGAGTCCGAACTTAAAGAATATGATAATTTTACGGTTATTTCGTAGATAATATCCCCTTGCTGGTAGGCGGTTAAACCAGCAATCATTAAAAGAAAAGCAGGAGAAAACGATGGCGATAATACGTAATGTCCGTGGTGGGACGGTTGGACTGAATGAAGAAGACCGGCTGATGATCGCAAGGCTGCTGGTAAAGGCGGGGTATTCGGTTAAGATCGGATACAGGACGATTCCAGGTAATGCGAAGGGTAAGAAGGAATACATAGTTGAATACTGGGAGGAGAAAGAGAAAAGAATAGAAATGTAGAATGGTGTCGAACCTTGACAATTGAATATTGATGGTTGGAGTGGTATAATTTCCATATCAAATAGGCGGGAGGAAATACTATGCAAAAGAGGGAATGGTACAATTTCATTAATGACCAATTAAATGAAAAATTCACATTAATTGAAGAAATAGATAAAGAATTATTAAATCTTCAAAATATGAATTACGATTTTGCTGCATCTGGAAAAATAGAAGGAGAATCTATACGAATACAAGTAGATGATGAAAATTTCGATGATGACATAGTTATCGACAGAAAAGAAGTGTATCTGCAATGCGTATCAAATGATTTGACACCGGAAGAGGCAATAAAGAAAATCATTGAAATGAAAATTAAAGAGAAATAGAAAGAAATTATTCTTACCAACCATCAATATTCGGTGGTTGGTATTTTTATGCTTAAAAATAGGCGAAAGGATGAAAATGAAGGATGTGGAGGAATAGATCATGGAGAGATTAACACATAAAAGAGAGAACGGTATAAAGCGAGGGTACTGGTCTCCGAACAAGAAACAGGAGCTGGTGGATAGACTGGCGATGTATGAGGACCAGGAAGAGAAAGGCAGATGGATCCCAATAAGTGAGCAGTTGCCGGAGGATGAAAGCTATATCATTGTATCGTTTGAGAATGCAACAATGCCAGATATCGCAAGATATGAAGAAAATGATGAAGGCGGTACATTCTATCCGGGAGATGATGAAAAATCATATTCAAGCTATGGGATTTTTGTGAATGCATGGATGCCATTACCGGAGCCATACAGGGAGGAACAGTAAATGCATGTAGAAGTAAGCGAAGGATTCCGAAAAACCATTGCAGACATTGTTGATTGTTGTGTAGAAGGGAATACGAACAGCTGCACATTGGAAGTTGAGGTAAGAGAAAACGCCAGTCTTGTGATTGATATGAAATTTGAGGTGAAGGAGAAGAAGGTAGATGAATTACAAAGTTAAAAAGAAAATCGTTTGTGAGGAAACAGGCGAAGAATTAAAAATTGGTGATGAAGTATCGATTCGATATACCAGTGGTGGCGGGAATGGTTGCTGCCGGATCACAAAGATTACAGATACAGGATTCCATTACAGTGCCGGAGGAACAAGGCGGGATAAGAGCGTACAGCTTAAGGATATAGTGGAAATCTGGAAGAGAGAACAAAACGACGAAGGAGCTGAGAAATGATTGAACAGAGGAAGAGACAGAAGACGGGTAAAGCTGGATAGCCAGCAACACTATAAGGAGTTGGAAGAAAGCCATGATGCGAAGGCAAGTGAGAGATTCCACAGGAAGCCGCATCAGAGCTATACGGTAGAGGATTATCTGAAGAAGATGGGAGTAGACATAAAAGAGGTGACCGGCGATGAGTGAATATGTCGAGTGCTATGAAAACTTAAAGGCAGCAGTTGTAAAGTTGGCAGCGGATGATTACCGGCGGGCATTGATCAGGTTAAGGCGACATCCAAAGGACACGAATGCACTTCATACCAAAAATGAATGCGAGCTGTTTTTTCGTAAAGGCATTGAGACGTACAGTGATATGGATGGAGAAGTGCTGATTAAAGGGATTCAGGAAAGAGTAAGGCGGGAGTATAATGAACAGAGAGCAGCTAAGTAAATACAAGAAGAATAAGCGGGATATTGAGAATCTGGATGGAATCATTGCCAAACTTCAGGAGAGACTGGATGCAGTGCCGGTTGTATCGGGGAAGGTTACAAAGAGTTCGGATGAGTTCCCTTACATTGAGGAGCATGTGCAGGTGAGAGTGGAAGAGCCAAAGGCAGCAACTGCATTGAAGATGCGGATCTATGAGAAGGAGAAGAGAAAAGATCAGCTGATTCGGGAGAACGAGAAAGTAGAGAAGTACATAGCCGCAATGCCTGATGGAACGACCAAGGATATATTTGAAATGGTATTCTTGGATGGGATGACGCAAAGAGAAGCAGCGGAATGCGTGGGATATACGCAGGCGAGGATATCTCAGATATTGAAAGATTTATAATATTTATATTTTTGCTATGTTATTATTATACTGGACATGATGAAAAGACATATGATAGTCATTTGATTAGTTCCCCCAACCTTACACATGAACCGAGAGAGGACGCCTGGCAACGCGGGTGTCTTTTTCGTTGCGTAATGTCGAGAAATGAGATATTATGAGAGTAGGTTTATTAGGTTATTAGGAGGAAATTAGAATGGCATTTGAAAACGGTTATAATATGTTTAATTATTGTGAAGAGCTTTTTGCAAAATATAAAGAAGATAAACTTATATTTTACAAAGCACTTCAGATATTGTCTGTATTTGAAAGGAGAAATGACTATCCATATTGTACAGATGAACTATCAGAAGTATGTGAAAAAATGTTAGGGTATGATTTGAATTGTGTAACAGATTTTTTGTGGAAATACACTTTATCAAATCAAATAGAATGGAATGCGAGAAAAGTTCTGTCGTGCAAAGAAGATAAGGAAGTTAATTTGATTGAAGAATTTACAGAAGAGGAAGGAAATAAGATAGTAACAAATTTTAAAAATGAAATGGAGGCATTCTTTATTACTTTAACACCGTTATTTGAAAATTTATTTATGGGGGAATCCTCTGCTCCTAGAATTGATAGAATTGCACAAAAGCAAACATATGGAGAGGATAAAACAATAAGATTCATTAGAAAAGACGGAGAAACGTTTGATTTTACGGCAACACCAAATGATATAAAGAAAATCATGGATGTATTTTCACATATGGAATAGTGGAGGTGCATAAAATGGATAGTGTAATTCCTATTTCGGATAGAATAAATTCGAGTTTGGGAAAGAGAAAAATCACTCGTATGGAAGAAGGAAAAAACATGGATGATCTGTTGAAATCTTATATTGAAAAAGTGGATAGGGATCAGAGTGAGTTAAGAGAAGATGTTCGTGAAAGCGAAAGGAGAACAGAAAAAAAGATATCCGAATTTGAATATAAAATAGATAATCGTTTAAATAAAATAGAACAGATATTAAATTCTCAAAACGACAAAATAGATGATTTAAAGCAGACGGTTAATGACAAGATGGAAGAAGAGAAGAAGTATAGGCATTCAAACAATATCGCAATAGTAATAGGAGTTGTATCTACTGTTGTAGCTATGATTGGAATATATTATGCAACTATATCGACGATTACAAGCATATTGGGAATAGCTAAGTAAATATTATTGAACTTATGGAAGATTACTAAATATAAATGGCACCCTCCGGGGTGCTTTTCTAATGCAAAAATAAACCAGAATTGAAGGTGGTGAAGTGGCGAATGAACACAACTTAAAACCAGTACGAAGCAAGAGGGAAGCAAGAGAGCGTGGAAGAAACGGCGGAATTAAATCCGGTGCGACAAGACGCAGGAAAGCAGCTCTCAGAGACACAATGAACAGGCTGTTAACGATGCAAGTAGAAGTTGACGGCTTATCAGATATATTGCGGGCAGATGGTGGTGAGAGTACTTACGAAGAAGTAATTACAATGGCCATGATCCAACAGGCAATGCTGGGAGATGTAAAAGCTTATCAAGCAATCATGAAAACAGTTGGCCAGACAGATAAATCAGCAGAAGATTTGGAAGAACAGAAGATCCGGACAGACAGAGCTAAGAGAGCCAGAGATCAGGAAGTTGGGGATACAGATAGTCAAGATGATAATATCCAGAGTTTCCTGAAAGCAATGAGACCAACAGCAGAGGATCTGCAGGGATTATTTGAGGAGGATGAAGAAAATGCCGAGGCGGAAGAAGAGACCGGCGAAATTTAATTTCAAGCCATTTTCTCCGCAACAGCAGAGATTGATTCACTGGTGGAGACCAATGATCAGAACTTCGGAGAACAATTATGTGATCGCAGATGGATCCATCCGATCGGGAAAGACGATTGCCTGTATTATTGGCTTTCTAACCTGGTCACAAGAAATGTTCTCTGGTGAGTCATTTATCCTGGCCGGAAAGACGATGGGTGCATTAAAGAAAAATGTGGTCAGACCGATGCTGCAAATGCTGGAAGCATGGGGATGGCCTTATGAATACATCCGATCGGGAACGGATGCGAGGTTGGAGATTGGAACAAACACATATTATCTGTACGGAGCAAACACAGAAGCGGCACAAGATGCGTTGCAGGGATTAACTGCTGCCGGTGCTTATCTTGATGAAGCAGCATTGTTTCCAAAGAGTTTTGTGGATCAGGCAATTGCCAGATGTTCAGTGGATGGTTGGAAGTTCTGGATGAACTGTAACCCGGCAGGACCGCATCATTTTATACGTGAGGAGTATCTGACAGAAGAAGCTATGAAGCAGAAAAAAGTATATCATTTGCATTTTACGATGGATGATAACCTTTCAATTTCTCCGAAGCGTAAAGAAGAATACAAAAATGCATGGCCGCATGGCAGCGTATTCTATAAGCGTTTTATTCTTGGAAAATGGGTTGCAGCAGATGGACTTATTTATCAGCAGTTTGCGGATCATGTACAAGAGTATCTTGTTGATCAGAAATGGCTGGATGAAAATCAAATAGTATATGCAGTAATAGGAGTCGATTTTGGTGGTACGAAGTCGGCTCATTCTTTTACCCTGACAGGCTTCACCAAAGGATTTAAACAGGTGGTTGTGCTGGATGAATATTACTGCAAGAAGCGCATTAATCCGAAGCAGTTGCAGGATGATTTTATTGATTTTGTTCGGAGGGCGCAGAGCCGGTACAAGACATATGAAGTATATTGTGATAGCGCAGAGCAGACATTGATATCAGGATTGGAAACGGCATGTATTCAAGAGCATGTGGTAATTGATATTAAGAATGCCATCAAGGGTCCGATTAATGACCGGATAGCATTCTACAACAGCTTGATAGCACAGCATAGATGGAAGGTCATGAAGCATTGCACACATATCATTGCAGCGTTTGAAGAGGCAGTATATGACGAAAAGAAAAAGAACATGGACGTGCGGCTGGATGATGGTGAGATGAACGTTGATAGTCTGGACAGCACGGAATACAGCACAGAAAGCATACAAGATGAAATTATGTATATAGCAGCATAGGAGGTGGAAACGTGAGTGATAGCACATACAAGAAAGTAAAAGAGTATCTGGTACAGAAAGGATATCACGCGGTGCCGGATGAAACATATGACCACATTGATGAATGGCTAGAGTGGTATCAGAACGATGTTGAGAAGTTCCACCACTATAAGTTGTATAACGGGGCAGTTATGACAAACCAGGAGCGTTATAAACTCGGAATGGCGAAGACGGTCTGTGAGGACTGGGCAAATCTGTTATTAAACGAAAAGGTGTCCATTAAAGCTGGAAAGTATAGTGAACAGTTGTCAAAAATACTTAGATACAATAACTTTTCTAAACAGGGTAATCAGCTGATTGAAAAAGCATTTGCACTTGGAACGGGAGCTTTTGTGGAATATAAAGATGCA